AATGCTGTCGGAGGTGGCAATGGTATCGTTATTGTTATTCCCCTTCATGCGCCACCTGCTCCAGGACGTTTCCGCACTAACGATGATGTAGCCTCCAATTGCAAGGGTAAGTTTGGCACGGTCTGCATTCTCGGGTGCTTTGAAGTACAGATCCAGTTTCCCGTAAAGCTCTGTGGGGAATTCTGAAATCGTCAGCCCTTTGTCACTGGTCGGCTGCCAGAAGGATATGCCCGTCTTACTGTACTGCTCGCCCGTCACCGTCGTGCCGCCACGAACCGAAAGTAGCTCCGCATAGCCCGGATTGATGTATTTGAATGCCATACGAACCTCCTCAATTCGAGACTAGGAGTCCCTCTGCCTGAATGTCCACACTCGTATCCTGTTGCGGCGGCTCATCTGCACTGCTGAGTGCCTTGACCCAGAAAATCGTATTCTTATCAGCAACATTGGATAATGAGATACTGTCTTTCCACTCGGCGGACTCCAACGCTGTATCGACGGTGTATCCGTTATTGATTGCCGCTTTCCACTTATCCGCATGATCACCGACAAACTTGATCGTCAAGACTCCGTCGATATGGAAGCCGCTCTCGCAGCGTACTGCACATTTGACGGCTTTCTGCTCGCCCTTGCCCGCATCGAGCAAAACAGAGATGGGAGAAAGTTCCGTGCCGGAGCTGACTTCCGTCCCGTCTTTGCCGCCCTCGGTTGGATTGTTCATATAGATATACAGCAGTTCTGCCATTGTCACCCCCTCCAAAATTCCAGAGCCAATTTATACACCTTCGGAAAATGAGCCACGTACTCGTAGGATTTCACAACAACACGCATAGAGGGCAGGATGTTCCCGCCCTCGTCCCTTACGGACACCATTGCACGGCTGTCCCAGTAGCCCTTGATTTTCTCCCAGTCGCCAGCAGTCACAACAACGGCGCAGGAAATGCGGTCGCCCTCTGTCACATGACCGAAATCCTGAACCACCGCGCCGCCGACAATTTCGAGGAGTTGCTGACGGTCATCGGGAACGATCTGCCAGTTTTCAACAGATAATGTCCGTACCTCACCAATGTGAATATGAATTGGAATCACCCCCTAGGGCGTTTTCAACGGCAGGGCGAATGCGGTCGGCGACATGATCGGCAAGCATACGCATTCCCTCGTTGTCCTCCGTGACGGCGTTCTCGATTTGCACCTGTATGTGAACCTGCCGGTTATCCGTCATAGAGGTAGCTGTCTGATTCCCCTGCTGTGAAGCACTTGCGCCCTGCCCCGCAGTTTGGATGCTCTGCGCCTGTTGTTCAAGCCCTGCCATCATCTGTGCATACGAGAACTCCTGCCCATTGACACGGATGCGGGAACTGTCCTCACGCTTCTCGGGAGCGAAATTCGGAAGCAGATTCTCCATCGCCCATTTACGCCCAGACTGAAACTGCTGCAAGAGTTCCGGTGTCAGCCCCAAGTCCTCCGCTGTGAACTTATTCTTCTTGCGAAGATACTCCATCAACCCGACCTGTCCGGACTCCTTGAATACCTTCAACTCCTCCTTCTGGGAGCGGAGAACTTCCAAGGCGGCGTTGCGCTTGACATCGAGTTTCTGCTTCTCTGCCCACCGCGTCGCCTCGACCTCGTCCAGCCCCTTCTGTACCCACGCATCCTTCTCACGCTCAATCTCTGCGAGACGATTTTCAAGTTCGCTCTTCCAGATGGAGTCAATATTGGAAGCAACGTCACGCTCCCACTGTTCCATCACTCGTGCCTTGCTCTCACTGAGCCACGCCTGTGTCTGTACCTCGTCCAAGCCCTTCTGACGAAAGGCATCGGCTTCACGGGCGATGGAGTCCAGTTTGTTCTGCAGATCCGTCTTGTAGAGCGCATTCGCCTTATCCACAACGTCCCGCTGAAAATCGGCGTAGATTTTCGCTTCCTTCGCCAAGCGGTATTCGTCGATTAGATGCGGATCTGCGCCCTTCTGGAAGAACTGGAAGGATTCGCGATCCAGAGCGTGAAGGCTGTTCTGGATGTCCGTATGCGTCAGTGTATATAAGCTGTCCATCAGTTGTGCGGTCATCTTTGCAGATTCACTGACTGTCTTTGCAGCATCTTTCTCAGCCGCCGCACGAATTTGCGCCGCTTTGGCGTTCTGTTCCTGCGCCTTGGCGTTCTTCTCCGCTTCGGCACGCGCCTTCTCCTCTGCCGCAGCTTTCTCTTTGGCAATCTTCTGCTGTTCTTGGTATCTCTTGTACTCATCGCCATAGAGAGCGTCGAGGACGGTACCGCCAAGGAACGGAATTGCAATCAGCGGAGATGCCACAGGGTGATTTTTCACGAGCCATGAATTTGCTTCTGCGTGTTCATTGACCTTATGAATCTGCTCGCCGACAAAGCCCGCCAATTCTGCGACGGTCTTGAGTGCCTCGCCCCATCCGAGCACGGCATCCTTGATCTCGTCCTTGTTGTCCCGAATCATTTCAACCAGAGACTCGAAGCTGTCATTGATCTCGGGCATGAGTTCCTCGGCGACAGGAAGCAGTGCCGCGCCAAGGGCAAGTTTCAGCTGCCCCGCCTCCATCTCCATCGCACGCCATTTGAGATACGTCTCGTGCGCCTGTTCGGGGTCGAGCAGTCCCGTGGTCTTGACACGTGCCGAAATGGTCATCAGATCATCATACTGTTCGAGAATGGGGATGAGTGCCGCACCACGCGCACCAAGGACTTCTGCGGTATACGCTTCCTCCATTCCCGCTTCACTTGCGGTTTTGTATCCTTTGGCAAGCTGCGCGAGCTGCTCATTCAGCGGCAGGAGATTCCCCTGTTGATCTTTGAGTGCGATGCCAAAGCGCGAGAGTGTACGAGACGTGTCATTGCCGCTATTCCCCGCTGCAGATACCTGCTTGTCAAGACGAGCGATCAAAGGTATGACGCTCTTGATATCCGTATCCGCAAGCTGAAACACCCGATTGAGCGTCGCCGCCTCTCCCGCAGAGACGTGAAGCCGCTGTGTAAGTTTGTAGACGTTCTCGCCCGCAAGCATCGCGTCTTTCGTAATATTGAACAGTCCTGCACCCGTTGCAGCGACTGCCATAACGGCAGGCATCGTTGCAGACAGCACATTGAATACACTCGTTAGGTTTTTGACACCTGCCTGTGCTGCTGTCATTCCTGCAGAGATGCGTCCGCCCAGTGTACCGGAGAGAACCGCGCTCTCCTTGAGACGATGATTCAGTTTCCGCACCTCGGCTTCGGTCTGTGCGACGGTTCGTTGCTGACGCAGGAGATTGCTCTCGGCACGGCGATAGGACGCACTGTCCGCGCCATCGTTTTTCTTTGCGGATTGGAGGACAGCCGCAAGAATCTGTTCCTTTTGCCGCTGAATGTCCAGTTCTCGGTTGATCGCCTGATGGCGCACCTTGATCTTGTCCAGCTCCGTACCCACGCCGTCGAGTTTGGCGAGGTCGGCATCGAGTTTGAGGTGAATATTGTTTGCCTTGCTGTTCAGCCGTGCGATGGAGTCTGAGACGGTTTTCCCCGCCGTGTCGAAATCGAGCTGCAGCTGTGCGATGTTGAGACCGATGTCGAGATAGAGTTCGTCGATCTTCTGTCCGCGCTTTGCCACTCCATCTCCCTCCCTACATCACATCATCAATAAACCGCTCAGACGATCTTTCTTCGCAGATCGCCGTCACAACAAGCTGATCGAGCAAGAATCCAATCTCGTGACCGTCGATTTCCTGCATCGTCCACCCATAGGCGGACTGCAGGCGCTCGTAGTAACGCAGTAAGTTCTGGTACGGAGAAAGAACTACGCCTCTTTCCCCATCTCCTCGTTTGGGAGGTTCACCAGTTTGGAAAACGTCAGTGACTGAATCCATCGAAAGAGTGCACGAGTGAGCGGCACAATGTCCGCAACATCGACATTCTCCTCCACGGATTCCCGCGTCACTTCGTCCCTGCCGAATCCGAGAACGATCAGACTGACGTGCTCGTCCAAAAAAACCTCAAGATTCATGTCCTGTTTGTCGGCATCAAAAAAGACAAGGAACGTGCGCCAGACCTTCATCTTCGGAGGGTTCGGCGTGATCTCCCTGCCTGCAATATGCAACGTTGGTGTTTCCATAAGTTCCTCCCTCATACCTGCTCGTACCACTTCGAGCCTGTCTCTGCGGCAAAGCCCGCCGCCTCCTCATCTGCCTTGGCATAGGACAAACCGTCTGAGAGACGGTAAATTGCCTTTGCCGTGAGTGTCGGCGTGTCGAACTGGATGCTCTCCTGCTTCGAGTTGCCGCTCTCGGAGGGTTCCGTGAATTGGACTTTGTAGAATTTGGTATATCTCTTCTTGCCGTTGCGCTTGTCCGACTGGAAGAGGACGGCGAAGTATGGCGCAACATCGTCCTTGCCCGCCTTCATTACGCCATTCTCAATACTGTGCCCCAAAAGATAGGCTGTGTATTCCAGAGGAAGCGCGGCGGTATCGAAGGTCAGATCGTAGGATGCTGTATTGGACGCCGTATCCACGGACTGTCCGTCGGCAAAAAGCTCCGCTTGATTCGTCTGCGGCTTGATGTCCACCTTACGCAGAAGTTTTCCGAGCGGAATCGGAGCCTCGTAGGTCGCCGCTCCTCCTGCCACATCGGTTAGCATCTTGGCAATATGAAGTTTCTGGATGTTGATGAACTGCCCGCTTGTCAGATTCCCGGCGGGCTTTCCTGTTGGTGTTGGACTTGGCATTTTATTCTCCCTCCACTGCTGTTTTATAGTCTGTAATTTCAACGAAAATGTCCTTCTCGACAATCTCCTGCGTCTGTGTACGGACAAAGCCGAGTGGCAAAAGCGCGTTCTGCACGGCGCAATGAATCTCTCGAAATCGTCCGTCCTTCGTCAGAATATGGATACGCACCGTGATTCGGCGTTCCAGTTCCGTGCCGTCTGCCGAGAGCGCAGGAACATCCGAAATGACGGTGTAGACAAGAATCGGATACGTCCCTGCATCGGGGCTGCGCCCGTGATAGATGCTCTTCTTTCCGTGAGCGAGAAGCTGCGTCAGCTCCTTCGAGCACACAAGTGCCTGATACACCATCTTCGCAATACTCATTTCCCTCGCCTCCGTATTGCCATACGGACGGCATCGACGATGGCAGAACGGATCCCATCCTTCTTGGCATCGAGCGCGGGATAGAGAAACGGCTTGTTGATGCGTGGGCTGAATTCGACGAGTGTACCGTAGAATACGCCATCCTGAGACTCCGCATCTGCCGCAATCCTCCAAACGGAGCCGTCCTTTCGTCGCAGTCGCTTATGGATGGAGTCGCGGAGTGCGCCCTTTACCACGCGCTTATCTGTTCCCGTATAGACGGGACAGCGGGTCTTTGCCTCCGCGACCACATCGTCCGCTCCGTGCGCGAGTGCTTCCTTTGCCGCAGCCGTCGCCTCTGCGCCAAGCTCGGACAATATCTTCTCGGCAGAGACGAATCCTCGGTATCTAGCCATCTTCCACCAACTCCCTGCATTCCAGAACAAGCCACCGCTTCTTCCCGCCAAGTGGATACGGCGGCGCAATCGGTGTGAGCGTTTTGTCTCCCCAACGAATACGATCCGTCACTCGTACATCCGCACAGTAACGAATGACTACACGATAATCCACCTCCTGCACCTTCTCCGCATATCCGTCCGAGATTTTTGCCGCAAAGGGCAGAACGAGTGCCCATGCTTTACCGACTTCCTGCACCGACGATGAAAGGATATTCCCCTCATCATCCGTCTCCGTTACGGGACGCAGGATGGAAATCCGATGACGCAGTTCGCTCATGGACACCCTCATCTAAAAGACCTCCTTCCGCACACCGAAAAGAAGCGAGCGCAGCGTCAGCGCAAGCCCCCTGTGGTCGGCTTCCTCTCGGTGTTCGTAAAGATAGGATACGGCGTAGAGTATTGCGACCCGTACAATCGCCTGATCTTCGAGCTTGGACAGCTTCTTCACGCGCAGAAGTGCCGTGCAAATCTGTTCTGCCGTTTCCGCAAAGTGCATGAGGAGATCGTCCTCCTCATCGCCGTCAATGCGCAGATACTGCTTGACTGCTGCAAGCGGCACAAGCATAAAACCACCTCCCCTCTTTGCCGCAAAACCAATGAAATCGCTGATAAAATGGATAAGTGGACGATTTATCAGCCCTTCATCTTGAGCGTCTGCACGGCTTCCTCAAGAACGAGTTTGCCATCCACGCGCTCCTTCATGACGTAGCCGACCATACCGTTGCCCGCAAACAGCTCCTTCAGTTCCTGCAGAGAGCGCGTGCCACGGTCGCCGATGTTGTAGTAGGAGTAATCCCCGAATGCGATGACGGTCTTGCCCGCCTCGACAGCAGGCATATATGCCGAAGAGTACACGGGATAGCCGAGCAGACGGTCGGGTTCGCCCATCTGATACGAAGGCTGCCAGAAATACGCACCGTTCGCGTCCTTGAGTTTGCGGATGCTGGCAAGCGTCTGGTCGTTGACGATGAACGCCGCATTCTTCCGGTAGGGACGCTTGAGACTGTAGACGAGTGTCACGAGTTCATCCGCCTTGAGGTCTGCCGCCGCCGTGGTGACGGAGGTCTTTGCCGAGGCAAGAAGTCCCTTGGGCTTATGAGTCCCATCGCCATTGAGGAACGCATCCTCCTCTGCATTGCCGAGTGCCTTGCCGAACTGCTCGATGAGGTAGTTCTCAAGGTTGAAGGCGTTGTCATAGAGCAGTTCCTCCGTCACCTTGACCGCGACATGGAGCTTGTGCGCGTCGAGAACGATCTGGGCAAAGGTCGCCTCACCGAAAGTCAGAGGTGCGCCTTCCTCAATCCACGATGCCGCAGGCTTTGTAGCGGCAATGTTGATCTTGTGTTCGCCGCTCGTGGTGATAACCGTCGCAAGCGGACGCAGGACATTCTCTTCGCTGAGTACGTCGATGAGACGTTTGTCATATTCCTCGGGAACGAGATAGCCTCCGCTGGCATCCGTCCCCTCCTGCAGGACGTTCTCCACCTGACGGAAGTTCGTGCGAAGAGCCTTGAGCATTGCGGCGCGATATGCCTCGCTTGCACGCCCTGTCTTTTCGGAGGCGAATCCTGCCCCTGGAGTGTTGGTAATTGCCGCCGTCACAGGCTTTGCAAGCTGCGCGTCAAGAATTGCCTGACGCTCCATGCGCTC